CAACTCCGGATGTTTACTTCATCGCTCAGCGAAACGAGAAACCAATTCCGTAATTTTGGAAACTAATGGTCAAACTACGGGGAGCAATGCTTCTCAAATACTCCTTGAAAGACCCGTCATGGCATCTTTCAAGTTCGATGTTTTCCCTTCTCGTGTTGCTGCAATTGTTGCCATTCCTCATTGTACTCATGTAAGTTCTCCCAATGAATACAAATAATCCTTTACAGCATCATCCGTCATCTTCATGGTTTTCGTAACTCACTTGAACGTGAACGAAACTTGGTCTCAACTTTTACTCGCTCTAACTCAAAATTCTTTTAGCCTTTCGAATTCTCATGTTTGAGCATCCATCATAGCTTCAACTAGTTGGTCGAATCACTTTCACTGCGACGAAGCAAGATCTCAAAGTTTTATTATTTCCGCTCTTGTTGGCTCTATTCATCTATTCACAAGCTTGATATACGATTCGGTGAGTCAATCAATTTCAAAAGGAGTCTTACTCGCCACCTCAACGATCATATCCATGGCTTCTTTTGATTTCTTTTGTGATTGTAATGCGTTTGTAAGTACTGCGTCGTATTTCTCGAACTTACCTGCTGTATCCAAAGCGGTTTTTCACAATAAAGAAAAAACTCAAACACCAACAGCACCATAGTTCCTCATGCTTTCAAATGTTTGTTTGTTTTTGTCTGCTCGTTTTTTTAGTGCATCTCAAGACTTACCTATTGTCGCCATTGCGGAGCTTATAGACGTCTGGATTTTTTTAAGTACAGACGTTGCTTGGTCTTGGGCTACAACCTTAAACTTCATATCGTCTGCCATTTTTATTTTTTGATTAGATCATTAAAAATTTGATCTTTTTTTGAGTCTATTTCTGCCTCCTGGTTTTTTATGTATTCCTGGTTGGATTTTTCAGAAAGGTACAGCCAACAGTCATTGCGGAAGGGTATTGAAGTTTCCATGAGTTGAGATTCAGACCATCAATACTCCTTGCACAAAACGACATTCATATACTCGTTAAAGAAAACATGGTTTTCATGCGAACTCTTTTTTCAACCTATAAGATCTCACCAATATTTTTTTTTTCAAGGTTTTCTTTTGGTTGGATTGATTCACAAGATCCAATTATCGCATTCATGTCGTCAAAAGATATTGGCATAGTGCTGAAATTTTCGTACGTAACGTCCAATATTTTGTTCTCATCATCACAAACGTCCCGATTCGTGATCAATTTAAATGCAATCATTGGCAAGTTCTTTGCCATATCTTCTTGTTTTCATGTTGCTATTTCCGCAAGCCCCAAATCCATTTGTTCTGATACTGTCAAAATATTTCTTATTGTGACCGTTATTCCACTAGACAGAATTATTTCCTTTGCTGAGTTTTTCTTTATGTCCGATAATTTTATCATCTTGCAGGATGGTAAATAATAAAAACTATGCTGTGTAGTATGTCCCTGGTTGTGCGTTCACAACTTTTATTTGTGTTGAATATGTGTCTGCAACTGAATGTTTTGCTACACCCATCAATTTTTCCTTGATTACTTCTCCTGTTTGGTCTGTTATCTCATGAGTTTGAGATACAACCTCAGGGAAAATAATTTGCATTGAGTAAAACGCATTGTTTGTATCTGTAGCAGAAACAATAACAGGAAGTTCGAGATCAATCACATAAGCGTATGCTGTCGCTTTTCTTTGTGTATCTCTGTTCACATTACTTTCGTATGCTCTGTTGATTTCTATCTTCACGTCTAGACCCGTAGGAGTTGCGAGGTTTTTTGTATTTTGGATAGCCTCTGCAACTTTCTTGTCGAATTCAATAGAAATACTTTCAAAATCAAGGGGATCAGATGCGATAGCATTTGCAACAGTCGTTCCTCTTTTCAATGTAACATTTGAGAAAGAGAAGAACTTTGTGTCAGTGATAACCGCTGTTTGTTGTACTAATTCCATCTTTGTATCGTTTGCGATAGTCATTGCTGTCGATGTGATTGCGTCGAATCCAACAACATCGTTTCCTTCATCGACAATCTTCACAACAACACTTTCTTCGTTTCCAAGACTATTGGACAATCTGATTGTGTCTGTTGCGAGAATTCACTTCACTTGTCTTTCTCCAAAATACATCATTGATACCTGGTTGACTGTTCCTCCTGTACCAACACCACTAGAAACTGCACAATTTACGTCAACAGTTGTTGAATCAACAACATTCACAACCTTCCAGTAGCCGTTATATCAAGAAACTGTGTTTCCTGCAATCTTAACAAGATCGTTTAAAGCCAAACCATGCGTAGCAGTAACCAATCTCAAAACTCAACTTGTGGGAGTTGCGGATGTGATAGCTTTTGTAGCAGCTTCGACTTTCTCGTTTGCAACCAAAAAAGCAACGTCAAACATTCCTTGTCATTTTACATCGTTTTCCAACTTCACAATCGCATTGCTGTCAATTGTAAGTTTTGAATTATTAGGAACGACACCGTAAGTTCTTTGGACGATTATGTTTGATTTATCCGTTGATGCTTCACATCAACCCTTCTTGTTTTCGATTGTTACAGATTTGTATCCACAAACTTGGTCTTGCAAAGTATGGCGGTGTACACTTCCATCAGTAAGGGAAGAAATATCTGTCGAAGAAATAGATCCAAGAAGCATATAGAACCACATTGGTACGTTTTTTGGGTCTACTTCGACCTTGATAGATCATTCGATCTTGTTTGCTCCTTTCGCCATGTAGACGACGTTATTCAAAACATTGAATCTTGATTCAGCAGAAATATTCTCGATGTTTTTGTTCAAAGAGTTTTCTACCTCTGGGATAAATTTATCAGGGATAACAGGACTTCCATTTACAGTCTCTGATTTCCATGCGGTGTACACCGACTTGGACGAAACAACTCAACTCATGGTAATTTTTTTGTAAAATAAATAAAGTTATTTTTGGGACTTTTTCTTCGCATCTTTTTTTGGTTGTTCTTCTTCTACAACAACAGTAGTGTGTTTGTTTTTTGCCACATTCTCCAAGAACTCCGACAATAGTATATCGCGAACAACCTCTCCGTCATTATAGTCAATCATCCTTACTTCGAGCTGTTTCATGAGTATTCTACCAATATCGAGAGACACCTCAGCGGATCCTTTTGATGGAACATAAAGATTGTACGTTGGGATTCCGAATCCTTCGTTTGTTTTGTTTATAACGAAATACTTTGTTTCTTTCATAGCATCTTCAAAGAATTAAAATCGTTGTATTTGCTTATTGAACGTCCTTACAATTAGGTCGGCCCTGTATCAGACAAACCCCTCTCCGCTTAGGTTCGAGTATTGCACGCTTTCGAGATAGAAGTCGTTTGCGATTGTACAATTGTCGATCACAATACATTTCACCTTTTTGAGTATCCCAAGTATTGTTTCATCATCAAACGAACAAGTTGTTGATGATTTTCTTTCTAGGATGTTTTGTATGAACTTTTTCACCGCGACAATCGACTCGTCTCCGTATCAATAGAATTGTTTTGTTGCCACAACTACGCTTATTTTTATCCTCCATGTTGATTCATAGTATTGATTCATTTTCTCCAATGCGGAGTCAATTGGCTCGATTATTATCGCCGGCAGGTTCTTCTCATTGTATGCAATAGGATCTCCATCGAAAACAGTCTTGATTTTTTCCAAATCACTTCACGCCGTAGCGTTGGTGATTGCTGTCTCAAATAGAGTTTTCAAATATGTTGTTATAAGTGGGAGCATGGTTTTGGTTATGTTATGAAGATTTACGAGCGTTCCAAATACCTACCTCTTCGTCAAATTGTTTTTGGATTGCTCTCATTATTTCAGCTTTTACTTTTGGGTTGAACTCGAACACCGACCTCCTCATCCTTCAGGATCAATCTTGATGGAAGAGAGCGTACTTTGCATTGAATTTCATGGCACAATATGTGGAATCCTTTATGTACGAGATATTATCTTGTAAGTTTCATGTCCATCTCAATATTTTTGGTCTACTTGGGCTTTGGCGATAGTATCACGACCTTTGCTTCCTTGCCCTCACCGTAGAAACCGACAATGGTGATCGTCTTGGATTTATTGTCAATCAAGATCATTCAGTATTGAAGTTCTCGTCTTTCAATTCCTCCATAACTTTCAAAACCCCATCCCAATAGTTCGGTCGCTTCAAAGCCGTTCAAATGAATTTTTCTAACTGCCTCGATAGATTTCATCAAGACACAATTTCCATCGTTATATTCATATTTTATTGGTTATCGTAAATCTGAAACCTTGAATGTTTTGTCTACTGTTTCATTGAAAGAACTTCAAACATTTTTTGGTGGAGTTTTATTAGGACTCATCGGCACAAGATCAAACTCCTCCAAGTCAACATCAAGCAACCTAGTATTCCCTTTCCTTACATCATCAAGCATCGCCATTTGTTGCTCGTACTTGGTCTTTGCCCCGTTGTCCTCCTCCAATCTTTGCGATCAATACCCTTCGTTCAAGAGATACGATGAAGCAAGGATTATTTGGGTTCATTTTAGGAACGAATACGCCATACTTTGCAAGAACCTTACATCAGTGAAGCTTTTGAGATTGTATCTTCATCATACATACGTCCACATATCCCCTCCTGCTTTGTCCAAATACAATCTCACGAAATCGTCTGTAATATCGGAGTTGTGTGTGAGTCAAGCTGAGTTTCTTATGTCGTCTATCGATGCAAGATTTTTTCATCACAGTATCTCGGTCATGTGTGCTTTTTCTTTAATAAAAAACTATACCTTTCTAGGGGTATAGTCTTTTATTTTCACGATTCAAGATTATTTTCTTGCTTTCTTTGTAACCACTACTGGTTCATCCGAAGGTTGTTCTTCGCCATCTTCTTCATCAACTTCTCCACTTTCATCTCCTTGAAGTTGTTTGATTGTTGCGACTGCATCTTCGAGATCTTTTTTGAGTTGTGCAATTTCTGCATCTTTTTGTTTGATCACATCAGAACTTTTGTCGAGTTCTTTTGCGATAGACTTGGTTTCATTCAAAGCAAGTGACTTTGAAGAAACCATGAACCCATCAGCCAAAAAACTTTCAAATGCTTCGTGGTCTGCTGTGATTTCGTCTCATGCTTTTAATTGTGTTCCGAGATATGTTACGTTCTTTTTCAAGAACATTGACTTTGCTGCCATGTTACAATATTATAGAGAATAAAAACTAGTCGATTACAGTAGTGACCAATCTAGCACATTTTTGATCGATGATTACCATATCGTATTCATCTTGTACAACAACCAATGAATCCAATCCATCTTTTAGTTGTTCTGTTACTGGGTAAGCAGCAGACATAACTTTCTTTCCACCTCTTCTTGTGAATGTTTTTCCAAAAGATTTTGTGTAAAGACCTGGAGCTTCGCTGTAACACATGAACACTTTCTTTTCAACCAAGTAAGACAATGTTCCTTCAAGATCACCATCATTATCCCAAGATTGAGCTTCTGAAATAAGGATTTCAGATGCCAAAGAACTCTTCAATCTGTCTTGAAGTTCAGGAACAGTAGGAGTTGTTGTATATTTGAATCTATCAATAACTTTTTGGTTGTTTGTCATTGCAACAAAAGCATCCAAAGAAATAACGATGTGAGTTGGTCGACTTCCACATTGATCTTTCAAAAGTTTTGCTTGTGCAAGAAGAATCGCTACAGGATCAGATGTCGCAGTATTGAATCTATCAGCCGCAGACAAAGCGGTGTTATTTGTTATAACAGTATCATCGAAGATCATAGAAGTACAAGCGTACTCCTTAGCAAGTTCGTAAGCGTTATCAAGAATAAACATTTTGTCTCTTTGTGCATCGATAGGAGCGTCAGCATTAGAGATATCTTGCTTGTAGATATCAGTATAGAGAGCATGTTCTTCAAGAGTCCATTCGTCGTCAATCTTTACTCCGAATTCGATCTTGTTTGCTCCACCTCTGAAAGCTTTCTTTGTAGCGTGGAGAGCCATTGCCTGCATTCCAAGATTTGCAATTTTTCCTTTTACTTTATTTACTGCAACCTCTGGGAAAATTTTCTTCCAAATAAACTTCTTGTTATCATTGGAATATGCTTTCAACATTGATTGAAGTAGCTCTGGAATATACGCTTCTTGAAAGTCTCAAGCTGCGAAATTCATTACACCTTGTGGAAGGCTGAATTGTTTAGTCATTAGAGTTTTCTAAAAAGAATTAAAAAAGTGAATTATGCAATAACTTGAACGATAGGAAGCTTAGCGAATTCGACATAGTCTCCTTCTGCACCTGCCTTCAATGCCTTAGCAACAGCATTATCAGTAGAACCAGCGATCATAAATCCTCCGGCACCATCTGTTTTAACGAAAGAATCAAGCAATACTCCTCCAGTCCCTACTAGACCAACGAAATAATCGCTTTCGTTTACTCAAACCATCAATCCTGCATCCTTTGCTTCGTTTGCAACACCAATAAAGTTTGCACTGTTACTTGTACACTTAATAACATTATCAAGATCAGCAGTTGATCTTTCTACTGGGTCGCTCTTAACCATAGCGACTTTTGCAACGTAACTTGAAACTTTGTACGCTGTATTGTGAGTTTTTACTCAAAATGGAGTTGTAGCCATTGTAATTTATACATAACAAATAAAAAACTATTTTTCAATTTCGTATCCATCCTTCAAGGTTTCATACGCCTTGTTGAAGTTTACGTCTTTGTCTTTTGCGTACTTGTTGCAAAGCTTGTTGAAAGCACTTTCAGAGATTACTTTTTTCTTTCCGTCTTTACTCATCTTTTCATCTTTCTTTTCTTCTCCTTTTGAGAAAGATTTTGAAAGTTGACCATCAGTAAGTACATCAAGAGTTTTTTGGTAATCAGAGAAAAGCTTTTGTACAGCCTCAAGTTCATCAATAGCAAGCTTTGAGAATGCCTTGATAACCTTTTGGACTTCTTCTTTCTTTTCAGCCTCTGGCTGGTTGAAGATGTGGATTCCGTTGAACTTTGCGATAGTTTCAGAGTAGACTTTTTCTTGTTTGATTTCCTCGTTTTCTTTTGTGAGGTCTTCTTTTGCTTTTTCAAGATCAGCCTTTTCTTTTTCAAGATCTTCAACTTTCTTTTCCAATTCTACGGTTCCTGTATCTTCATGTTTTTCCAAAGTAGCTTCAACCTCAACCTTCACCTCTTCTTGTTCTTCGGGTGTTGCTTCGGAGAAAGCCTTTGTAAGTTCTAGTTTTTCAGAAAAGTTCAATGATTTTTTATCAGAAAACTTTTTCAATAGATCTTTCAACATACTTTCAGATTTAACAGATAAAATGGTATTTGGGTTTGTGGTTTCGGATGGAGCGCTTGCCACGATTTTGTCCATACCGTTGAAGTATGGGTAGTTAGTGAAAGCTCCGCCTACTAGTACATTTTCAAATCGTTTGTTGGTGTCGGGATCTTGGTATTTATCAGCAATTTCTGCGGAGAAATACTTGTAATGTTTCCCGTTTAGGTTGTCAGCCCCGTCCTTTGTGAGTTCGACGGTTGCTCGTAGCTCGTCTTCTTTTGTGTACAACTCCTTGAACCAAGCCTGCGCTCTAGTCCTATCGTGTTCCATGTTTACAGGGATCTCATCTTTTTTAACATTATTTTTGAAGTTTTTCAACATATTTGTGAAATACTTCTCATCGATCAAGATTTTTCAGTAGAAAGGGTGGGTTCTGTTTGCGTATTTGAGGACTTGGATATTGATGATATCCCCTTGTTTTAGCTCTTGCTCAAATGCGAACATTTTCACGCCGTCGTGTCTTATGAGATTTGGCATCTTATGGTTTTCAGATGTAAATATTGATGGCTTTATACTTCTTGCTTTAAACGATTCAAGAGATTGTTATGAATTTACCACAGAGTATGAATCTCTACACATCATTCCATATAGGATATCGATACTCCTTGGTGTACAAGAGCATCATGATAACACAGAACAAGCAAGCCCTCATCAAATTGGCGTTGGTCAAGATGTTGGATTTGCATTTGTTCCTGTATACCCATCAGATATGTTGTTGGTGAAGGTGTTAGAGTCTATTGTATTATTTACTCAACTTCATTGGATTCATAATATGTTTCAAGAAAGAATATTTCGTGTTACAATGTTGTGATCTGGAGATCACACAAAACTCATTCAGATGCCATTAGAGTATATAAGATTTCAAGATATTATATTTCATGATGAATGTCATATAGACCCTGCTGATATTTTAATTCATGCGGTTGTATTTCAATATACTTCAGAATTTAATATACTAATTCTAGTAATATATCAAACATTTTCTCAATACATAAATAATCAATTCACGCATCATCTTAATATTGTATTATTTATTGTACTATCAGTAAAAGCATCATTAGATGTATTTATGTCTATACAGTATGTATTTTTTGCGTGTGTAGATCAAGAATAATTTTCTCAATCTATAGTTACTCAATCAACCACAACTCTTGTTGATAATCAATACAATCACAACTGCTCTGGCATGTTAACACTAGAATTTATTGTTGCATATCAACGTTCTCAAACAACCGCAATACATTGTCAAAAAATATATTTTGTATTTGTAATATTATGTATTCACGATCAAAGCACATATATTCTATTATCTGTAGAGAGAGTTCACAATATTTCAAATGCAGATCAAGATGCGACGTGAACAACACTTACTGCACCAGTAGTACAAGATGATGTCCAATTATCATCATAACTAGACTCCGATCCATATACTCTCTCGATGATTTGCGCATCACTTGGATTTGTTGCCCAGAAAGCATCATCAAGATACGCTCCAAATGATACGCCCATAAAAGAGAGGAAAGACATAATTAGTAATAGTTTTTTAAGTAGTTTCATCTTTTATTTGTAAAAGGTTAAATGATTGATTTTTTTAGTCTATTTATTATTTCCTCGTTTTTTTCTTTTCTCTTCCCTGTGAGGTTTGCATTGTTTGCTCTTCTCCATTGGATTTCCTTCTCTATTTGTTTTGAAGCGGGAGAGTCTTTCGTCAATACAGGGACTTTCAACAATTCTTTTGATGTGAGTGTATCCTTGACTGGAATAGATGATGGGATCTCCGTGAAGTCTGGCTTGAATTGTTCGTCTGCTCTTATGTATACCCACATCGAACGGCAACGGATATGTTGAGGTGGAGAGTAGTTTTTGTAATCAGGAGAGTCAAGCTTCACAACTTTCCCATCCAAAGACAAACACCTGTTCGATGTTCTTCAATCGATAATTGCAGAGTATTGTGCGGAATGTAGTTTTTCGGCGTTTACATAAGCAACCGACTTCCTTCAACTATTGAACGATTGGTTGACTCAAATAGAAACGACCATTCATGCGGCTTGATCTAGGTATGGCTTGACGACGTTCTTCACGGCAACAACAACCGATGCTGAGCTTGTGTTCTTCAATCATTCATTCTTTACAATTTGGCTCGCTATGATAGCCTTTGTTTCCGCTTCAACCTTGGAAACAATTCCCTCTGCAATATTTTCTGCTTGTATCTTTATCACATCTTTGAGATCTTGTTTGCTACTTGGTATCTGGAATCACAACTCACGGCTTGTCTCATTCTTTCCGTAGTCAAACATTTTTTTGTATGCTTGCGTAACGATTAGAGATATATCCGTTTTGTATTTTGCTGTAAGTTCCGATAAAGCAACCATGTCGTTCTTTTCCACTGCAAGCTTCACTTGATCGAGAAGTTTTTGTGTCATATTATCCGCAATCTCCGAATACTTCTTCAACAACAACGCTTCTTCTTCGTCGAGGTTTTCCTTTATCGATTTCAAAGATACCCTTCTTTCTGCGAATGTAAGTGGTCTCCAAAACCCATCAACAACAGGATCGGAGAAATTCCTTGCTCAAACATCATCTCCCTCCATGAGTCATTCAACTTGGTGGTTTATGATCTTTTCGTGGTCAAAGTGTGACTCATCAGAAAAGTGGAGATTCCCGCATCAACACGATGAGTGTTCTTTTTCTTCCTTATTATTTTCTATTTTCGAGTTGTCTTTTTTTTTTACACTTTCCTGCTCCTTCATTTTGTTTTGTGCATCCAAAACGGATTGTTTCTTTTCATTGTATTCCTCTTCGGAAATTTGTGGGAGATGCAAAAGCTCTCTGATGTGCTCCTCTGTCTCGTGGTTGGGTGTAAGTATTTGTCCAGAAACAAGAGATGCAATAGTTGTTGAAAGTTGTGTCGTGTCTACAACACCAACCTGTCAGAACTTTATCTTTGGGCATCTTCAAACAACACCAAAATTGATTGCTACAATCTTTGGGATTATGTATTTGTTGATAACTTCCATGTCCTTTTCCAAAAGTCATTTCACCGCCTCAAAAAAGAAAGCAGTTGATGTATTCGCCATTCAATAGGATCACTTCTCTGATTTTCAGAGGTAGAGAAATTGTTGGAAGAAAATATCGTTGATGTTTTGTTGGTAGTGTTTTATAGCTTCCGTCAACTTATTTGCGTTGTCTCAAATATTCGTAGTCATCCATTCGTATCAAACAAGAGGCGCTCCGTCATCTGAAAGATATTCGGTAACATATCCACTCTCCAAACTTCTCATATTCTCTGCAATGTTTTTGTACTCTTCGATTTGTGCATCCTCTGTCCCTTGTGGAACTTTTATTTTCAAAGGTGGAATAGCCATCCTTTCTTGAAGGACGGCGTGGTAGTTCTCAAATTTATCTTTGAAGAATCGATCTTTTGCGATCTTACGATAAAGAGATCGTCCTTCATAATTCACTCACTCGGAGTTGATGTTGAACAAAATAAGTTTGTTTGATGGTATGTCGACCGTAGTCATTCCCTCGTTGAGATTTTCATCGTCAGTTTCCTCTTTTGCCTTTGGGTAGAACGTCAACTGCTGGACTCATGGTTCATCTTTTGAGGTTCTCCACTTGAAAACAGTTTCACTTGCAAGCCTTGTGAATTGTGGAAAAAATCACTCATCTTTTTTCTCGAAATACAACTCAAAAAGAGAGAACCCATCCCTCACATATAAATTTATGTCTTCCAAAAATCATTTGAATCATTTATCTAGGTTTTCAAACAAACATTTCTCAACGAACTTCGCGACATCTTCATCTTCGGGAGTTGGTTCTTTCCCATCTTCGGAAAAAGGATCAACAAAAAAGTTTGTCGATGTCTTCATTAGTGTGATTGCATTTCTCATTTGGAAAACCTGTCAATCATTATCCATTCTCATGAAAATCTGTTGACGTTCGTATTTGCTTTTGAATCTCTCGGAATACTCCTCGAACATGAAACCGTTGCTTTGTTTTGTTCAATAAGATGACTCACGAACGAATAGAAGCTTGGTCTTTGGTAGCTGTTCCTTGTTTATACTAAAAGACTTTACTGCGTTTTTTATAGCTTCTGTGATTTTCATGTGCTAGAAGTCTTTGGTAAAAAATTGTTTTTTTGGAGAATATTTTTCAATGAGTTCTTGTGTCCTCTTTGAGGCACTATTTTGATTTGGTATAGTATTTTTTGTGGGCGATTCAATAGATTTTGAAACGTCTTTTTCTGTCAATTGCAAAAGTATCTTGTGCTTCAACAAAAGCTGTGTGAAAGAATCGACACGATCGTCGTGTTCCACATTGGGAAACTTTATCATTTCCTTGATGAAGCCTTGATCTATATCAGGAGAAAAAAGCACGTGTCATCATTCGATGTATGGCTGGCATTGCCTCAACCTCATCACCTTTGTCATTTTCAATGGATCGTATAAAAAAATCATCCATCAAAACTTCCTTATGAGATTTTTTCTCAACGTCATCCCTCAAGCTTTGTTTTCTATAATCAAAGCCTCAACTCAAAACTTTTTGTAAAGAAATTCTAAACGTTCCTCGATTCTTATGGGATCTTTTTGCCTTCACTTCAATTGTTCAGAGTGCCTCACATTGAATTTCCTTTTCTCTGGCATCCATGTCGCTATTGTTACACCGATTGGATCACTTCAATCCTTTTCTGATTCTCAGGAATCGATGGAGATATAGGTTTTGTGTCAGTAAGTGATTGGGACATATTGCTCGTATCTGATCCATTGCTCCTCGATAATAGGAACATCATTTCTCAAAGGGACAAGGAGATAATTTGCACCAAACCAATCTCTTCATTGTTCGTCGCGTAAAGCATCGATAGAAACAACGTGGCTTTCGGGAGGTAAGGTTTTATTTATTTTGTCAGCATCATCACTTTTCCAAACGAATCTTTCTGGTCGGTGGATCTTTCCGTCATCGATCAATTTCGTGTATACGATTTTCCACTTCTTATTGTTTTTGTAATCCTCCGCAAGTCTAGGCAACACTCAATCTTCGTTGATAGTGTTTCCCAAAATTATCTTTTGTCCTGTTGCTCAACCAAAGATTGCACCCTTTACTTTGTTGTATGTTTTTTTGATAGTGATGGGATTCGCTGTGTTTTCGTCGTCATCGATGTCATCAAGTACATCAAGATCAGGACGGAGAGATTGGTCACGCATAAAAACATTTAATCACCTTGTGGATTTTTTCACCGAGTTGGCTTTGACCATTACTCCGTTTGTCGTAGTGAATCATGAAGTTCTTTTTTGTTCTTTCTGCTTGAATACACCATGCGAAGACTCTCAATAATACAACCTTCAATAATCGTTGACAAACATACTCGTTTCTGATCCAATCATCATATTTGAAATTGATGTGATGTTGTCCTCCGCTTTCGATACGTCGTACGATGTCCATCTCACAAATTTTTTCTTCCTTGTTGCTACCCACTTACAAATCATTTTTCTTATGATCGATGTTTTTGCGCAGCCTCTGTATCAAAACCATATCAAATTTCCTCCATTTTCTATCCACTCCAATATCTCTTCGTAATCTTGTGGAGTTCAAAAGGAATCACAAAAGTAAAAATCACACCAAAGCATTGGCTCCTCGGGGAAACAAATAGACCTTAGTGTCTTGTCCTGTGAAATCTCATCGAGCAAATCTCCATCTATCATTTGGACTTCAGTTTTTTAAATTTATCGAGAACCTCTTTTTGTTTATCATTCAACTCGACGTGGATGTTTGGAGTCAAGTCCTCTATGTATCTTGTTGGCTCTTTTTTCTCTACCTTCACGATCTCCCATAAGTCCTTTATGCGTTTGTCAAAAAAAAATCATGTCACTTCCTTTCACTCATCAGTCTTCACAGTTAATTCCTCCACCGCAATGCTTGTCGCTTTCATTATCTTTTCGTGCATTTCTGAAAGCAATTCTATACTTGGTTTGTATATTTTATCGGCAACTTTCGATTCCAAAGATTTCAATGCTTTCTCCATAGCTTTCTTTTTAAATTCTTGTTTTTTATTACATCGTCACTTTGTGCTTTCTGCTCTACTCCCGGTTTGTCCCTTTGCATCCGGCTTCACAATTCCCTTTTTTTTAAGGAACTTGAATACTGATTCCTCTTCGTCTGTAAGATACTCTAGGAAAAGTTTTTCTCGTGGATATTTTTTTACTTGAGGCATCTTTCTTTTTGTACATGAGATAAAACGAAAGCAATTATGTCATCCATATGAATGATAACTTTTTGTTTCTTGAAATACATCTCAATGATCTTTCACTCTTTGAGATGTTTGTTTGCTCTTTTCCAGTTGATTCACTTTTTCCTGGAATAGTCCAATATTGAGTTGTAATAAAACATATCGTTTTTGGTAATAAATGGAATAATTTACGTCGCAAATTAGGAATATACTATTGCTTCCATATTGCAACAAAAAAAGTCTTCAAAAATTTGACAAATAAACTTTTTGGGTTATAATTACATTGTCGATGGGTATCCTGTCGCATCTTTATTCTCTATATCACACCATGCAAAACAAACAAAAAATCGTTGCACTGGTTGCTGGGATAGCAACACTGCAAGAAAAAAGGGAAAGGCTTTTAGAAAAAAGGAGATTACTTTGGAAAGAGTATCTCTGTGCCAATGTTATAAAAGGTACCAAAATTCTGCATATTTGGGATAAAACCTGCGGGAAAGTTCGACAAATAGATTCAGAAATTCTTTTACTCTCTACCCAACTCTATCATGAAAAACAAAATCTATCTCATAACTACGAAAATTATTACTATCCTTTGAGTTGGGCTTGTGTTGCTTAGCCCAAAACTTGCTATCCTTATCGCACAACGGAATAGGTTCTTCTTTGTGAAGTTCGTAATATTGATATTCCTTGTGATGTTTGTGGATCAATACATGGCATTCATTATGGAGAACCTCCCAAGAATCAAAAAGCTTTTTGGTAGAATATCTTTTGAGAGATCCATCGATGGGATCCCATGCACAAGGTTGCTATCGTTTTTGATGGAATATGATGGGATGCCAACAAATGAATTCATAGCAAAATTTGGCTTATCCAAGGAGTCAACAAAAATCCTAGGAGATAATTTGGAGCGCGTTGGTATATTGGAGCGTGGAGCAAAAAATGCAAGGGTTTTGAGCAGGGTATATGATCCAGAAAAGATATTGGGTATATTACAAAATTCATCCGACTCCTCTACTCTATCAATACCACTGGTGAATATATCTCCTACATCGTACGTATTCGCCAATAGTGGCTTGGTAAGCCAAGAAAACTAGAAAGAAAACAGACGGAAAACAAAAATAGAACTAACAGAAAACACCCCCGAAAGGAGGTGTTTTTCTGTCTTTTATCTTTTTCTACCATGATGAAGTGGTGCTTTTTGTATACTCATTTTTGTACACGATGCAAGTCTATTGATTCCGAAAGTTATGACATTTTTTGCAGGAATACGACTTCCTTCACTTTCATAGGCTTTGGATAATTCAAACGATTATGGCCAAGGCTATGAATCCAAAACCAACTACAATTATTGGGAAGAAAACTATTCATATCAGGACCATCACACATCATATCGCCGCAACCATAATCATTCAACTTACCGTTTCATACGACCCACATTTTGGGCATTGTTTATTTGTTGGTGTCATTCTATAGGAAAAAAATTAAATATCATCCTCATACTTTTGGTCGAAGCACTCTTCGCAATATGGTCATTGGTGGATTGGGATCATTCTTAAACATTCTTTGCACGGCTTTGTTTCTTTTGTATTCATTCAATTTGTTTTGTAATGTTTCTTGAATCTCTTCTTAAACACTACCTTGAATTTATCAACTCACTCTTGTGATACGAAATATTGTTTCTTTCCAAGTTTGGATTTCTTTTCTACTATCCCCTCAATCAATCACTCTTTCTTAAGTTGGGAGAACCTTCCTGTTGAATATCAGAACAACTCACAAAATCATTCTACTGTATATAGCTTGCCATGTCACTCTGGGTTGTAGGGCGCCGCAATTTCTTTTGAGGGTTCGATCTTGGTTTCTTCGACTTTTGGACTCGTAGCAACGCCGAGAGATTCGATGCGGGTTATTTTATAGGAAACAACGTCCCCGTATACAGCAACCTTTCACTTCTCGGAATCATCTTCCAAGTATCAAAGCAGGATGTTTTTTATTTCGAACTTCATTTGATTTGATTTGATTTGGTAAATAGAAGACCTTGCACAAGATCGCTAAAAGCAAAAGCGAAGCGGATATCATCTTGCTTTTCGTCAATTTGTGCTAGTGTCTTCGTTCACGTTGGGAGTGGCATTGCATAAAACTAATGGATTAGTATATTTAAATCGCTACAATCTTTACATACTAATCCTTTTTGTCCTATGGAATACACATCTTATATTTTTTCTATACTCGCATCTATTGCTACAGTTCTTTCCTTATTTGCCACGATATATACAATACAGACAAGGAAACTCATATTGAAAAACAACTTAAACATAACGAAACAATTTGGGGTATCGAACACTTCATATCAAGCTAGTGGTAATATTATAAATAAATACTGAATACAAATAGAGGAGTTGGATAAAAGACTTTCAGATATTGAAAGAGATATACTCAAGAAAGCAGATGAAAATTCCTTCGTTTCTTCAATAATGTTCTAATAAACACTTCGTGAAGAGCCAAGTCTAGCACTGTGTTTCAGGAGAAGACCTTGCACAAGAATAGTTGCGTAAGGTTATTTCCAACTAACGCAATATATCTTGTGCTAGTGTCTATATCCCGATCTCTTTATTGTTCTTGAAGATAAACACTCAAAGTTCTTTTCTCCATCCAATAATTTCGTTGTTCAAAATTGTGTCGCTGTCTTTGCTTCACAATTCTCGTGCTTTCATATACATTTCCAAATAATCCATCGATTGTTTCAATACTTCTTTCTGCAAAGAAACATTCTTTTCTACTTCGTTGTCTTGTGTGATCTTGCTTTGGATTTGGATTTCAGCGTATTGTGTTGGGAAAGATATTCACAAAAGTTCTTGTCTTTCCAAAAGAAAGTCCAATTTGTCGTCAGCCCAATCATATATTTCGCCCAAGAAAGGGTGGTAATACATCGATCATTGTCAAGAACATTTGACGTGCATATTGTGGACGTTGTCCCTGAAAACGAAAAGCGTTGAAAACAACTGGTTGTAAATTTCTTTGATATCCATGGGTATTTTTACAAGAAATAAATATCTTTTTGTGGATTCCTCTCTAGATTTTTTAAGAAATCATATGTGATTCTTTCTCACCTTTTGAGTTTCTCTTCTATTATGAATTTGTTTCACGCGACAAGACGATCGACTTCGTGGTGTTCGTCCTCGTTTGCGACAAGCACAATGTTGTTTGGATCAAGTTTATACTTTTTGTACGTTCATTTCGGAAGAACGTGAGCAAAACATCGAGCCTTTGGTTCGTTTATTCGCACTTGCGATATTTCCGATTGGTGGATACGAGTTCTTCGTATATACCAAAACAAATCCTTTTGATTCATAAACTGCATATCTTTGTGGTTATTTTGTAAGATCATCTTGTTTATTATCAAAATAATCCTTCAATATTCAATAGATATATTTTTTCAGTTCTATGCTTTGACTTGTGAGTTCTGGAAGATTAGTATCCCACCTTTTACAAATCGCCACGCAAACTGATTCCCGCTTCTCTGATCACTTCTCGAACACCTGTGCCATTCAATGCAAAACATCCGAAAGTATTACATGGAATATTCTTATTTTTTCTTTGTCCTCTTTTTCGTCGAAGTATTTGTAGCTCCTTGTGAGCCTCAAAAAAAACTCCTTATTCATTTCCTCCTCTTTTACTTTGCTTTCACTCATGGCGTATGTTTGAAAAATAAAATCATTACCCACCAGAATCTTGCTGTCTCCACAACAAGCATGTTTTCTAGTGGAAAGTTTTTAACGAAATGGTCTGAATACGGTGGGAGTTGCGGAATCGAACCGCTTCGCCAAAGCTCCCGTATATAAGCCCTCTTAGTAAAGAGAGCTTTTTTGTTAATACTGTTTTAAATACTTTACTTCTACGCGATCAACCTTGATATCACCAGTCGATGAGTCTTCATCGTCTTGTATGATTGTGATCTTTAACTCTGGATCAACTCTTTGATAAGCGGCAATAACGGCTCTAGATAAAGATGTCATCCACAATTCTCCATTGTACCAAACTAGATTCATTTCTTTTTCTCCTCATCAATTTTAGTTAGATACTTCAACAACCTTTTAAAGTCGTCAGATAATTCTTTACACTCGCAAAACATCTTCTTACAGACTTTGCATTTCTTTTTTAACTTTAGTTTCATAACTTTTATTTTTGTTTACGTTTAACAAAGTACAGGTTCCTGAATATCGTGTTATCCATAAGTTCAGAAACTTGCTTTTCTTCTTTTACATTCGTCTCACAATTGATTACTTCAATTGTTTCTCTACCATTGATTTGCATCCACTCGTAGAATAGTGTCGACCTGAGAACTGTTAAGTGTTTATACAATTCTCCTGTCGTTTTGTCATTTAAATAAACTGTTGTCATACTATTTATATTTAAGTGTTTTATTTAGCTTTTTTAAATCTTCTCATGTCTCTTCATAGACTCCACAATCATATCAAAGAACAACTGTAACTTCGTTAGTTGTCTCTGGTCGGCTACCTTCTCTGATTCTTTCAACACATTCGTCTCTATCTCCAAATCATTCTTTTTATCTTCGATAGTATTGTAGTCTTGTTTGTCTGCTCGTTCTTTGTTGTTCATTGCAGATTGTAAAAATAAAATTAGTCACATTTACATTTTTTAGTTTTACATTTACACTTTCGATAGATATCTCGTGTTTCTTTATATAACGATTTTCATCTCTCATTGAGTAAATCAGCATCTATAAAACTCTCTAAAATATCATTGAACTTACGTCAATCCCATTCCCACTCTTTCATGATTAGCAGAACATTATGTTCAGTACATATACTCTTATCCGTATTCATGTAAGTTATTGTATGTAAAATTATCGCTTGACTATATGAATATGCCTTTGATTCTTCCTGCTTTTATCATCCTCCGCATTCTCTATCTTAGTATGCTCTTTATAGCTTCTCATAAGAATAGAAAGCTCCATATCTTTTCACTTGCTTGGGCTTGGATGTTTCTCCCATAGAATCAGGTGCTCTGTGGTGTTAGAATATGGTCGTGGATTCTTTGCTGTTATTCGGTGCATATGATTCTCTACAATATCTCACCATTTTTTGAACCACTCCAAGTCTAATCGTTCTGGAGCATTTGGTCTTATTGAATAGTCTGGGACATAGTTGCGGAAGTTCATTACTCGCAAGGTGACAAACTAAAGTCGATATACTCTTCTCACTTTTTCACAATGTGTTTTTTAGCGTGTATTTCGTAAATCCTATCGTCATCAAACGAATACTTTTTTTGTAGGATGTCCAAGAATGGCTTCAATACATTGTCCAAATCCTGTTGCACACTGCTTAGTCAAACAGATATTTCTAGTTTCAACTTTCATTCAGGTATTGCCATCTTTTTAAGCAAAACCATCACGATCTTTTCGTATCTTTGATACAATGTCGTTTTGTATCTTTTCCCCTGCCAAGCAGTATTCACAGACATTGGCTTGATGTTTATTTTCATGGTTTTTTGGTTAACGATTTATTTCTTTTCCTGTACTCCTTCAAATATTTCTTCATGTATTCTTTGTTTCTTTTCAGATACTCCTCACTTCTATGATATTCTTTCCGATAGTCTTTGTTTTTCTCATAATATCTTGCGTTATGCTCTCTGACTAGATCCTTATTTTTTTGCCTCCATTCTTTCTTGTATTTCTTCATGTCAAACATCTGTTCCTATAATCAAGATAAAACAAACTTCTCTACAATAATTCCTTTCTTTTGGGATAGCTCAAACAATCAGTTCGTTGATATGTATATTTTGTATTTTCAGAGATATGTGCAATATTTACTGTTGCAATACAATTTCAATTCCCTTTCTCAAAGCTCGTTTTTATTCTTTCAATTCACATTATCATAAACCCAAATAGATCAATTTGAGTATCAAGAACTCACTACCGCAAAGTGTGTCGATCTCGATCACGACGAAGCCTCTCAAAATCATTTCCAGTATGTGAAGTCTCAACGCTCTGCTCACCTAGGATCAATTTTTGTTCAAAGTTCGTATAGCGAATCCGACCTCAAATGTCAAAGTTCTTTTTTTGTGAAAACTCACTTCATAAATCCATACGCTTTCATCAATCACGAACAATCAAAACAATCAACACAACATCAAACATATTTCTGCTTTTCCTCGCTTCGAGTTTTTGGAGTAGCCGATCACATGCAACCTCTTGCGTATCTGAAATTGGATATCCTATCCATGAACAAAAAATAATCCTCTATGATAATTTCTTTTTGTGACTCCCAAATATTTCTCTGTATTTCATCAATGTTTCATGTGAATATTTGATCCGATGGAATGAAATACAAAGACATCATTCCCATCATAAAGGCAACTAGTGTTTCCATCAATTTTTAAACTGATTAAAATCGAGACACATAAATCATTGCTTATCTTGGAATCAAACAACAATCGTTCATGTGCAATTATTTATCTTTACTGAAGAGTCTTTTATAGACCCTTGATTCGGAATTATCTTTCGTCCTAGAAATAATATCATGAGTAGAAAAGAAACCGAGATCGATATTTTTAGTATCATTGAAAACAATTTTGTCGATGAACCTTTTTCTAAAACTTTGGATTTTTTCAAACTGGTCTTGAAGATCATGTATCGTCATCTTGTTGTTTTGGATAAAATTATTTTATCTTTTCAATACTAACATTTATCAGTCATCTTTTCAACGATCATATTTGTTTGAAAGCGTGCGATGATAGATCAACAACTCTTTTGTGGTTTCTCATGAAATCGTTGTTGAAGCAAGACACGCACTTTCAGTTGTCCAAATTACAAATCCTATACATTCAATAATCTTTGTGGTGATCATGGAACGCACAAGTGTCGTGTTTCTTCGATCGTCATGGATTGTTTTTAAGGTCATAATTGTACCAACTAGCAATTCAGGTCTGCAAAACAACTGGAGCCTCGTATTTCGTAATATCTATTTTCAGTATTCAAATATTCGCAGTGTGTAGGAATAAATAGAACAGCAAACTTGCCATTATGAGAATAGTCAAAATAAAACAACGTATCACAATCCGAGCATTCATGCAAAAAGGAAACATTTCGTAAGTACGTTTTTTTCTTGTTTTTGGAATTTGATGGGCATGGAGTTCAATACAAAATAAATCTTATGTACCGACAGTATATCTTTTTTTGCGTGAATATCAAGAGGAAGTTTAAGAAAAGACATAATCAATAACCTTGTCCAAAAACTCCCAATCGACCCACATTTTCAATCAATTTTCCAGTCAAACCAATACCCAATTTCATTTTTGAGATAGTATTTCGATCATTTTCACTAGAAGTTTTTAAATTCTATCCCAACCTCTTCGATTCCATCCGACAACATAGCAGTCAAGAATCATATCATCTTTGAATCGATCTTGATTTTAATCAACATCGCATTCTTCATCGATTCCCATCTCAAAACAAAAACATTTCATTCGATACTCCTTCATCATTCAGCTTTGAAAAGTTGTCACTCTTCGTCAACAGCTCACATTTTGATTTTGTATTGATCGCACATCGTGCTTAATTTCCTGTCGATTTTCAGGGAGGCGGTGAATCATTCACTCACCTCATACCCAAACTTCACTATTTTTGCTTTCATTTTTCAATTAAATGGGTAAAAAGTGCCTTCTCTTGTTTGTGTAGTCGTAGAATTATTTCTTGTTTCGTGAACGATATCCTATCTGTATTTTCAATACATCTAATCAATTCGTCACAAAGCAACATTGCGATATTGTCTACTTCTTCTGTATGTTGTTTATTCTCTGAATACGAACAGTATCGGCACTTTTCTTTTCCTTCTATTTTCATTTGTACTTATCTTTGAAAATAAAAGACTATAACATCATATAAGAACCTTCAAATAAAAGTTCACAGAAAAACACAAACCACCCGCTCAAGAGTTTTCATTAAATATGCTTCAAAAAATAATAAAAAAGATATACCAAACAAACACATAAAATCACCATCGCACATCACAAAACCATAATGGTTGCAATTGTTTTTTCGTCTTTCATGTGTTGCTTACTAAAATAAAACGATTTTATTTTTCCTATACATCTCACAAAAACATTTCTTCGTTGCGGTGATATCACACAAAGCATCGTGGGCATCTTCAAATTTTTCTCAGAAAATCTTTTCATGGAGATCTTGTAGTTTTGCCCATTTCGATGATCACATAACTTCTTGCGTTGCTGGATGTTTCATAGTACAAAGCGTTTTCACTTTTGATCGGTCGAATGTTATTCAAAGAATTTCACATTCTCTTTTCAACATTCTCATATCGAAATCCACGTTATGGCAAACAACAAGATCCGCTTTGTTCATATACGCCAAGAACTCTTTGATATACGAATCCATGTATTTGAACTTCGATATTTTTTCTTTTGTGATATGGTGGATATCCGATGCTCACTTTGAGATTTCACGATCAGTGTTTATCATCTGATTGATTATACGCTCATCGAAGAAAACATCCGCTTCTTTATCATAGAATCAAAATATTGCTCAAAACTGGATGATCCTATCTTGGCTTTCAAGCCCTGTTGTTTCTGTATCGAAAAAGAATATTTGCATTTGTTACTTTTTAGACAAAATAATTAATAATCTATAGGTTTGTACCGTTTCATAAAATTTGATATACTTATTTTTAGATAGTTATTAAAAAGCCAAGCAAATAACCTATTACATCACAAAGGCACAAGATAAACTGTTTCATCTTTCACTTTCACAACAAAATCATATCATATTTTAAACTTCATATCTTTCGACATAATGCACCAAATTTCTCACCTCTTAGGGTATTTTTTCACTTTTTTCATTTGTTTATTTTATTGATAAATTCCTATTTTTCTTGATGTATATTTTCCCCTCCAATTCCTTCTTTTCATCTTCGGAAAGTCCCTTGTATCGTGTTTTTATTTCAGGGAGTCCGGATCTTGATACTGTAACATTGTATCATTTCTTTTCTAGATCCTCAACATCTTCTGGCATAATTCTTAAAACATTGTATATCCTCATATCAAGTGGTAGGAAGTCGAGATCTTCAATAGCCATAGACTCTGAATTTGTGAACTTAATTTTTGCAACAGGTGTTTCCATTTCTTCAATCCCTGCAACATTCAAGAGGTACTCAATCCATTTGTCGGTTTTTTCTATTTTTTTGTCGTGTGCTTTTTTGCGTTCTGTAAGTTTTTTGAGCTGTTCGGATATTCCATCCGAAATCATTATTTCCTCTCTTCTTTCGGATAACTTCCGTTCGATGTAGCTTCTTACTTCATCTTTGTGTTCGGAAATCTTATCCGACAATTCTTTTTTTACCAACTCGATATCCCCTGGGGATAGAGATTGGCTCTCGCAATATTCTTGATCGTCCAGCAATTCTAGCGTTTGCATTGTATCAAAAATATTCTTTATGTTTTCAGTTAGTTTCATGGGGTTTTATGTAACACATTTAAAATAATCTTTTGGCTTTTTACTTGTTCGATACTCATCCCGAGATCTAGTCTTTCAATTCCATTTTCTTGCTTTGTATCTTGGAGAGCGGTCACATTTTACTTTTTCTATGGCTTGGGCCTCTCCCAATGAGTGTCTCAATATGTCTAGGTTCTTTTCTTCTTTCTTGAAGAACTCTTCATTAAAATGGCAGGTCATCTTCTTTCACAAGATGGCTCCCATATATCTTTTCTGCGAACCGTGTAGTTTGCAAATCATCAATAAATTCTTTTGCTTGTTCTTTCGATAGGTCTTTTGAGGATTCAACATCATATTTTTTCTTCAAATACATCTTTCTTTGTTCTTCCGTCAGCCCTGTTTTTCCCCACAATGATGCAGCAAATGCAACCTGCTTTTCTGAAATCATTCATGGATTTTGATGATCAGTTGATGGCATATTGGATACGTATTTATGTTGTTCATTCTTTGCGTCCGTACTTTCTATTTTTCAAATCATTCGCTGATAAATAATATCCGCAGATATCTCCAATCAGTCTACTTCAATTTTTCATCAAACAACCAAATCTTTTGCGTAACTCATGGCGAATGAAATGAAATCGATCTTTGGATTTCTTGCTTGATACGATCATCACTTTTGAGAAAATGATCATGCCTTCTGAATTTTTTTGATAACCTTTCCATACTTCCCATCGGAAATATCATACTCAAATTCCATTCACTCATTGATTCCGTCAGGTTTTGTGCTGTTGATTTTTCATTTGTCTCCGTTTTCCATTTCGATCTCGAAAGAAAACATAGTTCAATTTTGTCATTTCCACTCACTAGTGGAATGGATTTTCTTCACTTTGCTTTGCATAGTTGCGATTGTTAAGAATAAAGAGTTTTGTAATCCTGTATCTTTGGTTGTGCCGTACTCGTCACACTTCGCGATGAAGTGATACTTTGTTACGTTGATACATTATTGATTTCGATATGGATATCAAGAGGAAGTTTGTGGAATCTTTTTCGAGAACTTTTCGTAGAGATCTTTGTGTCGTTTAGAGCTTATTTCACAGATGTATCAAAATTTTTCTCACATTCATTGTTTAAGTTTTGCCATGTAAGACAATCAAACTACTATAATATTTTCTCCGTTTTCTAGTTCTGTGAAGGAAACAACTTGGTAATCTCAAACCATATCGTCAAATCTTTTGTCTTTCCTTGCAAGGTTTTGGTTCTCATCAATTTCTTTTTTCTTGCGGAAGTTGTAAATATCGAAAGACATTTTTCTTGATGGGGCAAGTATCTTCTCGGAAAAAAGATCATGGAGTTCGGTTCTAGGTAGAGTGAAAAATTCCATAATAATCCTCCCAAAGGATTCCCTGTTTTCCTCAAATATTTGTCTGTATGCTTCCCGTCACATGTTGCAAGCCTCTTCAATGAAAATGACAATATCATTGAGCCTTTCTCCTGTAGGTTTGAATTTTTTCTCTAATTCTTTTGCTTCGATCATTTTTTTATTGTAATGTAGGTAAAGTTGGACGACAGTATGGATCAATTCCTAATTGTTTTTTCTCTTCGTTCTGCTTTGCTAGCCTCTCCATAAGATCCATGGTCTTCCTCTCGTCTGAGTTTGCTTCTTTTTTGTATATCCTTTTTATATTCGAAACATTCTCGTGCCTTCATTTCTCGACCTCTATAAATTTTGATCAATTTTGGAGAAGATCCATAAGTGGTTCGTATTTCTCGATCGGGGCAAAGAAACACCGATCGTCGAAAGTTTCAATCTTAGTAAATCGCATAGGTCATTTTTTAAAGAATAAAGGACTATTTTTTTGAAAAGCTTCGGCTATCCGCAGGAAAAGAAACAACAACAGGAGGTTTATTCACCGATTGTTTGCATATTTGCATAAGCTCCGCCAATCCGAAGTATATTTTTTTTGGTGATCCGATCTTGTGGGAATGGTATTGATTCTCGGAAATTATTTTTAAGACAGATTCAAGCACCTGTTGCCAGGAAAATTTTCCCGCGACGACTGTGTCTACATTCTTTAATTTTCAAATTAAATTTTTAGAATAGATCCTTTGCTCTTTTTGGGAATCTCAACAAATACCGCTATTGTATTTTTTTATGATTTCAATTGCTTCATTTATTTCAGGATCTCCGTACACGGCTTTTGCTTCTACGGTAGTAGAAGTATCTTCATTTGTATTATTAATATTTGTAATATTATTACTTATACTATTATGTGGAGATTTTTGTATATAGGGGTCTCCCTTTTTTTCTCCATAGGGGTCTACACATTTTTGTACATAGCTATCCTTTTTTTTCTCCACACTATCCCTTCATTTTGATATTGATATTTTCCTGCTATTCCCGTTATCTTTCGATATTTCCACTTCTATGTATCAGCTTTTTTCAAGAGAACAGACATTCACAGAAACCGTCTTTCATGTACATCAAAGACACTCTGCAATATATTTGTTTGATGCTCGGCAAAATCACTTTTCGGCACAAAGACTTGAAATGTAACAAAACAGCAACTTCTGCTTATCCGAAAGTTCTTTGTCAAACATCACAGTGTTTGGCATTATCCCGTATCACTTTTCGATCATGTGGCTTTTACAAAAAAATAAAAAAAACCCTTAAGAGCGTCGAAACAACTTAAGAGTTCTCTATTGCATACCTTTTCAGGTTTCAGTTCTCAGTGTCCTTTCGGTTTTACACTGGCACAAGTGCTTTCAATTTATGCAATACAAAAGGAATTCGACGCTTTTGATTACAAATACTATACAAAAACACGATCGAATTTCAAGTGATTTTTTCGATAACATAAAAACCTCGGGTATTAGGCGAGGCTTTCATGTCTTTATTCTTTATCTCCGTAGCCTTACAATAATCAATCTCGCTCTATTTTCAAGAGAAATATTTCTTTCTGAACTCAACAAAAGATTTGATTCATCTCTCTCATCGGAAATTTCTATGTATATCGACCTTCCTAGAAGAACTAACGCCATCCCGTAATCTTTTTGACCTAGAACCAGTCCAAACGATAGAAGCATGCGTTAAAATATTTTCCTCTGGTATTTTGTACACGTTTTGGAGATGTTTTACAAGCTCTATCGTTCTGTCGAATTGTATATCAGTAAAAGTATCGACTCATTCTACTTCGATACCCAAAGAATATCTATTCATCAATCTCAAATCTCATCGATGAGATTCTCAAGCGTGCCAAGTGATTTGATGTGGCTCTGCGAGTTTATAAGTAAGTCATTTTGGATCAATGTAGAAATGGCAACTAACTTTTCAAACTTTTCATAACAGACGATCAATGTTTCACTTTGTCCCCATACTTCATGTGCTGTGCAAAATGATGTATTCGATGGTGTTTTTACCATACGAAATGTTTTTAGTTTTTAGGGTTTTGTCTCGCTGGAACATTTTGGTTTTTTTTGAAAATAAAAGGGCATTGGAATCACCCAATACCCTCTTGCAAGATGCCCAGCAAAGGCATCGATTTGGTATCGATAGTTTTGGGCGATTCAAGGTTTTCTATCTTTGTGTAACAACTTTTGCTATCGTGAGAACTCAAACAGGAGTAGAGTGCTGTGAAGATTCAGATCGAACGACCTTGCAGTCATACGAAAAATCTCACAATCACAATGTCTCTGTATCCGTCGGTGTTATCGATACCGTGAATTTTCATTCAAGTGGAGTTACGTCAGTAATAGTTTTTGTAAGCAAAGCATTTGTATCAGTTACATCTATTTCTTCAATATCTATCGCTTTCTTCACTGTGAAATAAATCGTAGCACCAGTCAAGTCAATTGCTTGGTCCTCTGAATTTGTGAGTGTGAAAAAAATATTTTTTGAGTTTCCTAGTTTCACAAGTATCGACTCTAATCACTCTTTTTTTATCATTTCGTCTTTTTATCTCATAAATCTTCAATCATTTCCGATTCCTGATCTCTTACATACTTCTTGAATCACGCTAGGAAGGCTATTCAAAATCAAGAAACAAAAGCTGATATCACAGCCTTAAAAGAGAATTCACCTCATGTGAGCAACATCTCTATTCATGAAATGAATGCAATGATCAATGTTGCTATTTGAGAAACAAAGAATATTTCTATTGCCCTCCCCTGAGCTTTTGAGATATATCACTTTTCAATAAGCTTTCAGACCATTCTTTTTATTAGTGAATAAAAATTATAATACGTCTGGAGATACTTCTTGTATGCACTCTACAGTGTGTTTGATGGCATCCCTGATATCATCCTCAAACACAACCGAAACCTGTATCATAGATTCCAATGTAGAAATAAACCTTTCATCTCCTGGAGCTATTTGTTCAATTATCGTCTTTGCCGCCTTTAAGTGGTCGGTAACCATCCTAGAAAGGTCTGCTTTTCTTCAAAGATCTTCGTTCAATTGTGATACCATAATTTTGATAGAGAATAAAAGCAATATCGCGCATTATTCCTTTTCAGATTATGTTTTGATTTTCAGATTACATCGCTTCGATCGTATTCCTTATCCGTTGGATATCGGTTTGAATTTTTGCAAGAACGATATCATTCCCTGCAATTTTTTGTTTGAGGTTTTCTATCTCTATTTTGTTCGCAAAATCTTCTTTTATATGATCATCGATTTTTTTCATCGATAAATCAATTTGGGATTTGTATCCCCTTAATATCCGAGTTTGTGATATTATGAATCAAACGATGGTGACCGCAGTTCATATTGTTAATTGGATTTCCGTTAATTCCATTGTTCCCATCGTTTAGTATTAAATCATAGGCACGAATTGTGAACCAGTGCGGTTAATTACTCAATTGTGATCGAATAGTTCAAGATGCACATCCTCGGAAAAGTCCTCAACTCAACGCCAAAGCTCCAGTTGTACATGAAACAATATCTGTTGAAACTCCAGTCATATATTTGAAACCATTCCCATCATAGGCATTTGAAAGGATGTTCAAGCCACTACAGTTGAAACAAGCGTATGGGTCTAGTGACATATTTCAATTTGGAGTGATAAGCAAAGTTTTCCACATAGTGCTTATCGTTGACGTTGGGTTGATCCACTTTCGGACGATAGAATCAACGATATTTTTGAAGTAAGGAATCGCTGTGAGCATATTCGTTCCTGTGAATCCGTTAGCAGTGTTTCCTGTGAAAATATTGAGGTCAAAAAGTAAGTTATGGATCAAAGAATCAACTCATGTTGTATTATTTGATATAACATTACTAACAAATCTATTTCCAGTGTTTAGATCATAGATAAACCCTCATACTACATTGTTTGTGAATGTATTGTATTTGAAAAAAATTCCTGTCGATGAAGCATTGTCTGTTTGCAAGAAAAAACCTCAAAGATCCGCTCCACTTACAAAATTATTTGTAACAATAATATTTGAGATATTTTGTGTTGCATCCCAAGCCTGTAAATCGATACCATAATCGTTATTCAATATTGAATTATTGTTGATTGTTACGTTCGCAATATTTCATGACGAGTTGGAGGAGTCGTCAGAAAGAACAACGATACCATCCGTGCTTTTCCCGTAGTATCAAGAAAGATTGTAAGCTCAATCAATATCCAATCCATCAACAATGATATTTCTACTTTGTCCATATATTACCATACTTGCACCTGATGCAATTGTTCAAGTAGTCGCTGTATACTGAAACAAGTTTGCGTTGTTGTGTTGTCAAACAACAGCAATACAAGTACCTGATATACCTTTTGAAGAGGTAATCTTGTGGTCCCCAGAAAGAAGAACGTAAACTTTATTTGATGTTTTCAATCTTCCAAGTGCTGCAAAAGCAGTACCAGGCTTTACACGAACAACAGACATTGCGGATTTTGTACATCCGGTTCCTATCCAATTGTCGTCGTAAGTAGAATCTACACCATAAATTCTTTCGATAATTTGCGTGTTTGTTGGATTTGCTGTCCAAAAGTCTGTGTCTAGATATAAACCATGTGTTGCTCAGATAGCAAACAAAGAAATAATAAATCATAGAATTTTTTTCATGTATTTTTTGTGAAAAATTAAAATCTTGGACATTATTTATTTTTATTTTCTCCAAATTCAATCCCTACTTTCTTCAATTTCATCATTTTGTGTGATTCGTCATATCCATTCATACTTTATTTTTGTAATAATCTATCCAGTATTTTTCCTCCTCATCTCACATTTCAGAGTCAACAGTTGCAAGAACTCTAAAAAGCAGGTTACTGTTTTTTCTTGAATGCTCCCTTATTCTTTCCGACAATCTCTTTGTTCTTCAAACGTATTTGCACTCTTCATACTCGTCAAAAAGTCAATAAATATGTGTATGATTCATGTTTTTTAAGTAAAGGCTAAACTTCAACTCATTGTTTGATTACTATGTCGGCTATTTTTAAACCAGGGAAAGTAGAATTGTTAACAATAAAGAATGATGACGTTGTAATTGTATTATCCGTATAAGTTCAAACAGATGTATAATTTGTATATATTCATCATTTCACATAAACCGAGAATAATCATTGATTCGTCCTAGTTATTTTAATATCATAATAATTTGTATTTGCTAATGGGATTAAAAAAAGTTGTGTTTGTACTCAAGATACAATTTTATAAAGTCAAAGTCATAACGTGCCATGATACAAACCATATCAATTGTTTGATGACAAAATTGTTCTATCATTCATAAAATATATACCGCATTCTGAATTATTAGAAGCATGTAGTGCAAATTCCCAAGTTCAATACGCCTGTTTGCTTTGATATGATATCGTTCAGACAACTGTGTTTTGTAAATACTTTTGTCATTTCTTTATTATAGAGTTTCATGCTGTTTCGGTTACTAATTTATAACTTCAAGTTCAAGCTATCCACCCAGTAGGAACAACAGTATTTCAATCAGCTTTATCGTATGCAAATGTTTCTTTAAATACTATTTGTCTTGCCCATTTGTTATAATCGCTATTAAGTTTTGAGTCTGCAAGTATTTGATTGTATAGTTTTACACTTTGGATATTTCAATCAAAGTCAATAGCTAAATCTGCTCTGTTTCATATGTACAAACTTCAATCAGAATCTGTCACAAAACTCCAAGCTCAAACTATGGTTGATGTCAGTGTTTGTGTAACTCAATTTATTTTAATAATAGGTACATTTCAAGAAGAACTTGAGTTATATGTAAGCTGTACATAGACTTTTTTTCATAGAGTTATAGAGTTAATAGGTGTTTCCCATTGGCTGTAATTTGGGTTGCCTCTATATATTATAAATTTTAAAGAGTTGCCAGCTTCCATTCAGAAAAACCATCAAGACACTGTTGTTGTTTTTTTAGCGACCACACATCATGCACTAGCTCCTCAAAGTCAAACAGGTGTAAATTCCGCCTGTATTGTTCATCACGATTGGAACATATCATTTATTCCAGTTCATGGAGCAACGCTATAGAAAACATTGGCTCAGTCTTTGAAATTTACACCCTCGATTGTTGGCGAAACAACTCAAGAGCTTTTAGTCATATTTTTACTATTCCCACTAATATCCACGAGAGTACTCCCGTTTGGTTTCATATTCCAAGCTCATACAAGTCAAGGCTCTGTAAGTGTTGTAGGTTTTGGATAAAAGATGTTTGTTTTCTTTTCTAGGAGTGGTTGGAGTTGGAGAAATCTTTTGTATTCGTTTGAAATACTGCTATTGCTTATTATGTTATCGTGTGCAACTATACTTGCACAATATCAATAAAATGGGTAATTGAAATTTGACCTCTTAAAAAGTTTATTTATATCAATTGGGTTATTTGTTGTTGGTATATTTCATGTTCATATTAACACTCAGTCTACAAAAAAATCACATGATTGTCAATTCCTTCTTACTGCAATAAATTGCCATTTTCATATTTTCAAACTATATGGTATTGATGCAAAATTAGCTCAGTCATTAGTATATATCCTTGTAGATGAAAATCATAAAGCATAACTTCATGTAGAAGTTCATCATGTGAGAAAAGAATATGTAGATATTTTATATATTTTAATATATGCAATAAAAGAAAAAACTGTTCATAATGTTACAGTATTTGATAATGTGACAAGTGGATCTGTAGAAAATGGAGTTTGTATTGCCAATCATTTATTTGTTCTAGAAAAAACACAATTACTGTTAGTTATAACAGAGTTGTTTACTTTGTCTACCATTCAATATGTTGGGTTGAACTCAAAAACTTTGCTCATAGATATATTTTAGATAAAAAAGGGTTTTTGACTTGTATAGAGTTGAGTATGTTCTGCTAGTGCCAATTCTCTATTATATAGTCTTTCCATAGATAATTGCATACTTCAATATGTTGTATTATTTATTCATATTGTCATTGCATTGAATGCGACATCCGTTGTACTTATTATCGTAACAAATTGCCATTTATTCGCTACAAGCGTATTAGTATCGACTCAATTTATATAAGCATTATCAAAGTCTGTATATGTCAGCGTTCAAGAATTTATATGAATAAGATTTGCATTGGCACTTCATTCTAATATTTTTACCGTTGTTGATTTTGGGTATATCCAAAAACATATTGATTTTACTGTGTAGGTTCAAGATACTACTAGTTTACTTGCAGTGCCGTTGTAATCCTCAACATAAAATGGTCATTTTCTTTTTAAAGTTACTGCTGTATTAGTGATATCAACCATATGTTTTTTTATGTTCTAAATAGTGACAACTTCTACATAATGTTATTCAGTTTTTAACATCTCGTAGTCTCTTAAATTCAATAAGATATTCTTGCGATTTTCAAATTAGATTATTTTCCACTATTATATCTTTTATTCTTTTCTTATGATGTGCCTCTATATATCATCAACATCAACATTTTGTACATTTTTGTAAATCTCTATTAAAAACCTTTTCCCTTCGTTCTCTATATTTATATATTCATCTTATTTTATTATATGTTTTTGTTATTCATCATTTCCGATTATAACACTTTTCTCAACTTAAATTTATAGAATATCATTTTGATCTACACTTCATACTACAATAATAATTGTCTCATCTTTTATAGTCCGTTCTATTTCTGTAAATATCTTTTCAACATATAGAACATTGGCATTCTATATCTCATCATTTCCATTGTCAATTACGAGTTCATTTTGTGCTACAATCATTACAATATTTATATGTTTTCTTGGATAACTCTTTTCAGCAGTCAATACAATATGATTTTGGTTTTCTCCTATAATCACTCATACAATCTTGTGAACAAAAGTTCGTTTTTCATTCTAAACATTTTTTATTTATATATTCATTTCAACATTGCTTGCAAATATACACCTTTTCTGATTCTCTCATATTATATAGTAGGATATAAAATCCTATATATTATATATGTTTATTTATGGGTTTCAAGTTATTATTCAACTTCTACTATCAATATCAAATACAAGTCAGTTTCTTATGTCTTTGTAGGTAGAGTTGTTATATAGATTGGCTATTTCCTGGTCAGTAAATGTCTTTGGAAAAAACTCTACAATTTCAAAGATTCAGGTATTAGCTATGTAAGATCAAAGCCCATTATAAGCATTACCTATCCTTGCATTTTTACTTGATATCACAGGGCAAGAAGTCAAAATAGTTCAGGTAAAGCCAAGTGTCTGCTTTACTCAGTTTATGTAAAGAATTGCTTTTGTTGCGTTTGTCGCTTGTGAACCGTCATAAACAAAATACATATCATATGCTCACAATCACAAAGCTATAGATCAATATCAAGCTCATGTTTGAAAATAACACCTATTATCATTATACATTCACAAAAACACTTGTGTTGCCGAGTTAGTGACTCATTGTGAAACTGAAAAGGCTCTTGATGATGTCGTTAGAGTTCACTTTATTCTTACCGTAAATTTAGTCTTTCAAGAAAAGTCATACCCACTATTAACATAATCTCACACAACATTATTTATAGTCATCGCTCAATTAGAAAAAGTAGGAGTTCCAACAACTGTTCCTTGCTTTCTTGTATCCTGTTCTGAATTGAAAGTGTATCTTTCGACAGGCTTTCATTGACTATAAAGTGATTCCTTCATTGTTTGTAAATTGTGAAACAAAATCCTCCCAAGAGGTGTTTTCTTCGTATGTTAAAACATAGTCGATGTAATCGTTTACAAATACTTCTACGTCAATCAAATCACTTGAAAGCATTTCTATCAGTTCTTGTTTTGACTGTGGCTTTGTTTCACTATTCATTGCGGTATCACCTAGTGTTTCAAGCCTTTTAACTTCCTCCATTACTTGAACAAAGTATTGGAATGGGTATTTACTAGTCTTAGAGAAAGCCTCCGATTCGTTTCATCGTTGTTTTAGGAACTCATAAACCTCTTGTGCTTGTTCTTGTGTTATTGGTGGAATTGGTTCTGATGGTTTTATTTTATTGAAAAGCATAGTGTTTATTTTAGAAATTAAATATATTCCCTTACTCAAATAGTTCAAACATAAGACTCATTTCAACCATTGTTATTGTATACACATAACCATATTTCATCTCTTACGCTTGCAAGGCTTTTTCACAATCTCAATGCATTTTGTAAATCAGAACTTGAAGCGTCTACATCTGCAGAAAAGAATCATGAGGCAATAACTTCTCAATACGCTGTTACTGGAAGATTATCCGTAGCTTTTTGTAATACTGAGTTTGTAACGTCTGTAAATGTTGAAGCTCCTGTATATGTAGGGTTAAATAACAATAATCGATGTCAGTTTCAAGATGTGGTAGCTAATATTGAAACGTCTGTAATATCAGTGGCAAATTCAAAGCTATCTTCTTTTAATCTAATTCAAAGTATTGTTTCAGTAGCTCCACTAGCTACTGCTTGTGCTGTTTGTTTGTATATACTTCTATACATACCTTTGGGGTTAAATCACCCTTCACTAATAACAGAACTACATATTTGTTTCAAGCTTCATGCTCACGCTGTGCTTGTTATTGCATAAGAAATAGGCAAGTTTGCTGTTCTCATATATACGTCTGTAAAACTAGCCGTGCTTGCGTGCCTGAATTGATGTGCAACAAGAACTTCTCCATTTGGAGAAACGAAACCACATCTTACTGCTCAAACTCATAACCATTCCAAATCAAAGAAAAGGATATTTGCGTATGCTACATTTATTGTTATTCAGCTTTTCCCTGTGCCGTCTAATTTATCAACATTCCAACTTGATTGTGCGACTGTTTCTGTAACTACTCAATTATTATAAATACAAAATGATAAAGTTCCTGCATTATTTACAAAACAAACCCCATTTCTAGGAGTGTTGTTTATCGTTGCCAATCAAACATTATCATAATCAAGCAATCCTGCTCTTTTTATTTGTCATGCTTCGGTATTGAATAATCAAGTCATCAAAACCATATGCGATTTTCAAGGTTGGTATTTGAATCTTTGTTTTGTTTGTCTTACTACATAATCACCTGCAGTTGCTGTTGAAAGTGTATATTTACTTGTTGGATTGTCATATAATCAGCTTCAAGTTCAATTAGTCAATGTACTCCAAAATAAAGTATCTGAAAATTGAGAAGTAAGAGAGTTGTCGAACAATGTATAAGGCTCTGATACTCTTATTCTTCAAAATGCATCTTTCTGCTCTTCCAAAGAAACTGATAGATTTCAGTTTATGTTTGTTTTAATATCACGAAATACTCAATTAGGGTCTTCTCAAGTAAGAACTGATTTCATGAGCTCTGCATCATCGTCTCCCTCAATAGTATCTTTTATCCTATGTGAACTAGGTTTTACATATGTTGTTTTGAATTGTGTTTGTAATCTGAAATATGTTTGAGGACTCGCACCATTGGTATATACGATTCTAAACCACTTGAATACTGGTTGAAATGTGTAAGTCTCACCGTGAGTTCAATGTACTGTATAGACATCGGTAACATCTCGGTTTGTTCAATCAGGAGAAAATTGTACTGATAGTCAATCAGTTGCACTGTTTACGTCAGTCCTTACTGAAACTACTATGGTTCAAGTATCCACTATATTTTCCGCAGTACCTGTAAAAACAGCACCACCTGCTAAAGTCGCTACCGTGCTGTTTACCTTTGACACTCTTCCGTCAAATGATGATTGGAGTTCTTTCATTGTTTGTTGTGAAAAATAAAACTAATATGTCAAAGTGTATAACAGGTTATCTATTTGACCCGTTCAGTCTGCATCGTCTCTAGCTTGTACTTGGATATATGGTGTTCAAGTTACATCAAAAGTAATCTTAAACAATTGATCGCTATCACTAGCTATTAAGTAATCATTAAGATTTATTGTTGTTTGTCATCATGCGGGACTTCATAGGAATATTTCTCTATACTCCTCAGCTCCTGCACTTGTGTGTTTATGGAGTATTCTAATTTGCACACCTGTTGAAGTATTTATGTCTATAGTGAATCGTAGAGTCAAATACTTATATCAAGCACAAGGTATTTCAAACCCAACATCCGCAAAAGTGTTTGTAAGTTCGTAAGCTGTAGAAGTAAGAGGTGTTACTTCTTGGTAGTAACTAGAATCTGGATTTTGAGAAACAACTTTTTTTACATCCAAACTTGGGTCATTTTCCTTCAAAACACTATTAATTCAAACCTCATAAACATCTCAAGAAGCGAACGCCGTTCCTGTATGTCAGGAAATAGTGACGACATTCGTTGCTGTATCGACTCTCAAAGTGCAATTTATTCCCGCCCTCCAAATTTTTGTGTTTCATGATGTAGGAACAACCTTGATGTATACAAGTTGTGAGCTATCAACAAACGAGAAAGGAAGAGCAGAAAGTGTGATGGTCGTTGGACTTGTGTATGTTGCGGTGAAATCCGATGGGCTTTTGTAGTCAACAGCAGAAACCATAAGTCAAACAACCGAGTTCATTAGAGAAAGCGTTGTTTCTGTTGCGAAATCTTTTGCGTTCAACGTTGTGAACTTCCCATCGATGCTCGATAGGGAAGAATTTCACGTATCCTGTTTTGCAGACGTAGCGAAATCTTTTCAAGCAATCGTCGCAAGGTTTCATCACGATTCTTGAGCATAATTAGAAATATTTCAGCTTTTTATGTTGATATCCAAAGCCCCCGTTGTACTTGTTATCGCATTTCCTGTCCCGTCGAAAAGATATGATTTAACTGATGTGGTGAGCTGGGTAACAATATCTTTCAACCTTCAAAGCAATGTATTTGATGTTGGTGATGCTTGAACTTCTCAAACCTTTGTATCAATATTTCAAAGACTAGTATTTCAAGTGTCTTGCTTCGCCTCGGTTGAAGGTGCTGAAATTATTTTATCGGTTCATGTCTTTATTCCACTCAAAGCAGTATCAAGGTTGTCGGTTTTGGCTTTTATTGCCGCAAGAGTCGTCTGTGTTGCGAAATCTTTTCATGCTATCGTTGCAAGATTCCCACCTGTCTCTTTCGCTACATTCACAAGAGTATCAGGAAGATCCATAATTATCATAAGATCGTCCGTATTTGTCATCGATGAAGTGTCAAAATCCAATGTGAAAACATAACCAACAAGAGTTGCTCAAAATCCTGTCTTGTTCGGTTGGTACATGATCGTGTTTGTGTTTACGTTCACGATGGCCAAGAGCCATTCCAACTTGATCGTTTCTGAAATTCAAGAAATAGTCACCGTTTTTGCGGTTTTATCGAAAGCATAGGATCACACATTTACCCCCATGAGTTGTTTCATTTTATCAAAAAGCTAAGGCATAAAAAAACGCATTTGAATCAACTTCGTTCAATGCTATTTGTAAGTCTGTTTGGTCTGATAAATTCCCTGTTATTTCTCACCACACTGGATCGGTTGCATCATTTCGGTTGTCGATATCTTGTTGGGTTATCCCAAAAAAAGGATACGCCTCTAATTCTGTTTTCGTGTAGTAATTAGCAAATATCGCATCGATCTCTGCTTTTGTGTAAATATTCCCGAAGGTTCATGTAGTAGCAATAATTCAATGAGTTCACAAATTGACATCTTTGTAGGCTCACGAATAGGGAACAAACTCAACTGGAATATCTCAAAATTTCCAAACAATTAGTTCTGTTTGGTCTATCGATGTGTTGATGTCTTGCTCTTGTTCGACTTTCACGATGATGTCCATTTTTTACTTTTGGGTTAAAATTATCGCTGTGGCTGGCGGATAAAGTATGATCATGATGGATCTCTTACGTATATCCATTTTCATACGAAACACGTAATTGTAGCTCATCTGGCTATTGGTCATGTTCACGTGAGGTCGTTTCATGAACTATCTAGGAGGTGTGTATATAGTGATGTTGCCTCGAGTATTGCATACTTTCATATTCATACGGTAGTATAGGATGGGTCGATATTGTACGTCAGTCAAGAAAATGTAAGATCTCATCAACTTGCCATGCTAGTGTCATATCTATATATCACCTTATCTACGCTTCACGCTTTATAAAAGCAAAGGTAATCTCAATCAAATCAACATAGGTTGTATGTCCCTCAATCTAGAACTCACGATCATATTTCTGTTCGGTTTCATGATACCGATACATCTGAGGTAGTTGGGCATTTAAACACCTTTGTATCTGGAGAAGTATACAATGCAATGTAATAGTAACCACCAACCACAACTCATCAACGTCATTGAGAACCAACAAATAGCGATGATGCTGCTATATCTTGGTCGTTTCACGAAAGGAGTTTTTTCGATCTCGATGTGGGGTGATAAATATCGACACTTGTTCACGCACAATCAACTCCAAGGTTTGGGTCGTCAGTATACTCCCAAATAACTCATCAGTAAAGGATATTCGTGTCGGTAAAAACACCACTATACACAGCCTTACTCGTTGGAACTTCTAAGTCTGTATCATTAAGTGATGTCGCTATTTTAGAACCTCAGTCTTTTATTAACTTTCCAGTAGTAGAGTCAAAAACAGCGATATTTTCGTCGTTTGCTGAACTTGGTCAGTTAACATCTCCAGTCCCTGAATATCCTCAAAATACTGATGCTTTGTAATTCTCAATATCCGTAACCACTCATGATGCAGTCGTTACTATTGCAAGAAGAGCCTTGTCAGTATCGTCGGAAGCCTCTTGTGTGATTACTCAAGAAGAGTCAACCAAAATGTAAATTACGGAATCGTCTGCAACAACCAAATCCGTAATTCAAGCATAGATTCATTTGTTTCAATGTACGGAATA